TGAAGTAATTTGGGTATGCCCAAAACATCATGCAGAAATACATATTAAAATTAATGAACAAAAACTGATGAAAAAAGACTACCAAGACGATCCTGAAGGATACTTCCAAATGCTCAAGGATCGCGAAGAACAAAAGACAGAGGACTTCAACAAACATTGGGAACGAACCAGACCAAACGAAGTTCCGGGTGGCAACACTTTCAGCTACCTTCCGAAAGAATAAAACCTTGGGTATTGCGGCGGCATCCTGTAGTTGCTGGTTATCATTAGAACCCGTGGAGTAATCGCATAAAACTCCACAACCCCACCCAATGAATTGGACACATGAACAACTCAAAAGCCTCGGTTACCACCGACACCCAGACGGGAACTACTACCCTGACCCTCCATCTCCACGGCTATCTAACCCCCAGCCTCAACACGATTCTATCAAACCATTGGTCACACCTCCACCGACACAAACAAAAGGCAAGGGACGCACTACTCTCGTCATTGAGCGAGTTAGCACTAAACTCCAAGACTTCGACAACTTTGTCGGCGGGACAAAACCACTTACCGATCAACTTCGATACTCTGGACTCATTCCTGATGACGATCCCGAATCAATCACAGCGCACTACAAACAACAAAAGTGCAAACACAAAAGAGACGAGAAAACCATCGTCCAAATCGTTTACAATCCACAGCAACCATCCACCCGCAAACCCGCATAAACACTAGCATTCACGACTGCGAAGCAAGAACAACTCGCTTGTTCCTGCGGAGCTATTTTAACGACCCTACCAAAAATGAGTCAAGCAAATTCTGAAGAAAATTTAGAAAAAAAAATCAATGGAAGACCCACAATATTCTCGCAAGAAATTGCTGACGAAATATGCAGCAGGATTTCTAAAGGCGAAACGCTACGCACCATAATCGCTTCTTCAGATCATCTCCCCGGTAGAACTACAATCTATAGCTGGATTGAAGCAAATGAAGCGTTTCGGAACCAATACTCACGCGCACGCGCAGAGCAAGCCGATTACTACGCAGAACTTATAGTAGACGAATCCTACTCTTCGCATGACGCAGGCATAGGCAGGCTACGAGTTGATGCACTCAAGTGGGCAGCATCTAAAATGGCTCCCAAGAAATACGGAGAGAAGATCGAGATAGAAACTGCACAACCGCTCACATTGGCTTTCCAACTTCCCACACGCAGAATTGAGTTAGAGGAGAACAAGCAACTTGAGAACTGACCTAGAGATCAGGCTAACCATCTGCCTGAATGGATGCCCAATCGGACCTCGCATCCAACGAGGAGAACCTTTGCCAAAGTACCAACACACTTATAACAATACGCCTGATGGACTCCTAGAGGCTAAAAAGGACATGGATGAGATTCAAGCGTATATCACTAGAAACCAGAAGATTATTAAGCGGAAATAGGCTATAACTTCCAATAATGCAGATTGTAGATAATAGAGTACCATTTATGCAAGACACACAAAACAAACAAGAACCAACATATGCCCAGTTCGTGGAAAGCCTCTGCAAGCCGGGTATTGACATCCTAGTACAGATGGAACCAAAGGATGCCCACCTGACCCATATGGCTATGGGCGTTGCCGGGGAAGCAGGAGAACTCCTAGATGCCATCAAGAAAAGCGTGATGTACCGCAAGCCTCTGGATCGCGACAATGTCCTTGAGGAGTGTGGAGACATACTTTTCTTCATCCAAGGCATCCTGAACCATTATAACAGCACAGAGGACGATTCTGTGACGATTAACGAGGTGATCCGCATGAACAGGCTCAAGCTATCCCGGCGATACCACAAGGGAACCTATAGCAACGAGCAAGCGCAGGAACGAGCGGATAAGGCATGACTCAAACCAAAGAAGACAAAGAAGTGATGTTCACGCGAAACATCTTGTGTGAACTGATCAGGAGAACAATGGAGGACGCTATGGCAGATGAGAGTAAGATTGCGTTGCTACGCAACAGGGAGATGGTTGTTTCGTACAAGGAGGACGCTATTCGTTTCCTGAAGACCAAATCCTTTGAAGGCATCTGTACTGCACTAGGACTCAAGGCAAGCCGATTCAGACGCAAAGCATATCTATGAGATACCACATACTGGGGCTGCCCCACACAGTTTCAAGCAAGACATTCAACGCCTGTGCGTACACGCAGAAGGTCGTTAAATTCGGCAGGATGATGACAGCAAGGGGCCATGAGGTCTTGCACTATGGGCATGAGGATTCCGATCTACAATGCACAGAACACATTTCGGTAATCGCGAATAGCGATTGGGAGAAAAGCTATGGGTCACATGACTGGCGCAAGACCTTCTTCAAGTTTGACACTAACGATCACGCTTATCGTACATTCTACGCTAATGCGATCAGAGAGGTTGGGCTTCGCAAGCAGAAGCATGACTTCATCCTGCCGTTCTGGGGCAGCGGAGTGCGTCCTGTCTGCGATGCCCATCCAGACATGATCTGCGTTGAGCCGGGCATTGGCTACGCTGGTGGTCATTGGGCTAGGTGGAAAATCTGGGAGTCCTATGCGATCTATCACGCATATTGCGGCTTGCAGGCAGTTGGATCGTGCAGGCAGGACTGGTACGATGTGGTGATCCCGAATTACTTTGATCGTGAGGACTTCACCTATCGAGGCAATGACGAGAAGGAGGACTACTTCCTTTACCTTGGGCGAGTCTATAGCGGCAAAGGATGCGATGTGGCGTTTCAGGCAGCAGAGAGGGCAGGAGTGCATCTCAAGGTAGCTGGACAGATAGAACCCGGCTATCGAATCCCTGACCATGTCGAGTACATTGGCTACGCTGACATCGAGACTAGGCGTGAACTGATGAGCAAGGCGAAGGGATCGTTAATACCATCGCAGTATGTCGAGCCATTCGGTGGGGTCCAGATCGAGAACCTTTTCTCTGGTACGCCAACGATCACGACAGACTGGGGTTCGTTTGCAGAGAACAATCTGCATGGCATCACAGGCTATCGTTGTAGGACGATGGGTGACTTCGTTGATGCGATCAATGCCGTGAAGCAAGGCTCGATCTCTAGCGAATCATGCAGGCTATGGGCAGAGAACTTCTCTCTGGAAAAGGTTGCGCCGATGTACGAGAAGTATTTCAACGATGTGCTAGATGTGTACGAAGGCAAGGGATGGTACGCAGATGGCAATGGGCTGGAAGCAATGACAAGGATGCTGCCATGAGTGATTACACTTTTGAGAAGGAGTATTGGGGTAACTGCTGCAATACTTTTGACGAAGATCAGAAGCACTATGTCTATGCAAGGTTCATGGGGTTGAAGCGAGTTGGTTATTCGTTCGATGTGAACTATGCAAGGATCATTGACATTGGAGGGGGGCCGACATCGATGTTACTTAAAGCAATTAATCTTGGTGCTGGATTAGTTGTCGATCCATTAAACTATCCTGATTGGGTCTATGATCGGTACGAGGCGGCAGACATTGGTGTCAGCGTCAAGCGAGGCGAAGACATAGATACTTGCTTATTTGATGAGGCGTGGATTTACAACTGCCTTCAGCATACTGATGACCCGGCGAAGATCATTGATAACGCATTTAAGGCAGCAAATAAATTGCGCTTGTTTGAATGGATCGATGTGCCTCCGCATGATGGTCACCCAATTGAGTTGACGAAGGAAAGCCTTGACAAGTGGATCGGTGCTTCAGGGCAGACGATTAGGCTTTCCGAGTCTGGTTGTTATGGTCATGCGTACTACAATGTTTTTGAGAAGATTTCCTAATCATGAAAGCAACACTAGAATTCAATTTACCAGAAGAGCAATGGGAACACGAGTATGCAGTCCATGGGGTAGACGCCTTATTGTTAATTAGCGATCTGGAAGGAGAGCTACGAGCGATGGTCAACGACGATTGCGGAGAGTTCAAGAAGTGGCGGAACGAGGACGAGAAGGAATGTCAAGGAGATTACGAAACGCTACAACGGGTCTGGGATTTTATTATTCGTGAAAAAGAAAAAAGGAGATTACCTGAATTAATATGACATGGATCGAATATGGAATGCAGTTGGCGTTTGCTGCTGCAACGAAGTCGAAAGACCCGTGGAGGAAAGTTGGCGCGGTAGTATTCCGCAAGGATGACTCTGTTGCTGGAGTTGGGTACAATGGTTACCCGACTGGAATGTTTGAGGATTGGGATGATCGCGAGGGAAGGAGGAAGTTTGTGATCCATGCCGAGGCGAATGCGCTGCGGTACTGCAAGCCCGGCGAGGTGTGGTTGCTGTGTTGCACTACACTTCCATGCAACGAGTGTTTGCGTAGTGCGGCAGCATACGGGATCAGGACAATTGCGTACTCGGACAAATACGAGACTGATCCAAGTACAATTGAATTGGCTATGGAATTTGGGATTGAACTTGTATGCGCGAAGTCGATTTAAACGATGTCTACTGCATTCGCGATTTATTAAGCGGAATGATTGAAGT